AGAATATCAAAAGATAACAAAAAAAATATTTAGATATGAGCCTTAGAAAAATTAGAATTTATGGCACTTTACGAAAATTTTGTGGTCAGTCTAGTTTTGAAGCTGTAATTAATAAACCAAAAGATGTATTTAGTTTTTTAAAAGCAAATTTTCCTGATCTTGAAAGTCACATGGGGAATCAACTTTATAAAATTAAAGTTAATGGTAAAACTTTAGAGAATCCAGAAATTAACATGTATGGTGATATACAAGTTATACCTTTAGTTATTGGTGCGGGGAGGGATACTATTAAAAATATTTTTAAATTTGCAGTTGGACTAGCAATATATTATTACACTGGAGGATCTTTACCTTTATTTGGACAAGTTGGGCAAGAAGTTATTAAAAATCAATTTTTAAATGGGGTAGTTAATACCATTGGATTAACAATGGCATATCAGGGAGCAACATCATTACTACGTGGTGATAGAGATTATTCAAATCCACAAGATTTAGATCAATCAGATCCAAATCTTCGTGCATCTTATTCTTTTTCTAATATTAATAATGTCGCAACAGCTGGAACTCCTATACCTATAATTTATGGTGAAATATTATCAGGGTCGATTATCATTTCATCAGGAGTTGATACCTTGCAAGTTAGGAAAACTTTAGACGATTCATTTGTTCGCTTTTTTGGAGCTTAATTAAGATGGTAAAAATTGTTGGAGATCAATTCTTTGGAAAACAACAAATAAGAAAAAATGATTCTAATTTAAAACCTGACGACATTAAAAGTATTCAGTTTGCCAAAGTTGTTGATTTGCTTTGTCATGGAGAAATAGAAGGTATTAAGGATGGCAATATTTCACATAATTTTAATTATCAAGAAAACATATTTTTAGATGATACACAGATACAAGATACTAATGGGAGACAAAATTTTGCAAATGTATCTGTCGATATAAGAACTGGTACATCAAGTCAAAAGCCTTTAGATCTTATTGATGCTATCGAGAATACTGTTCCTGTAGGGAGATTAGTAGCAAGAGATCCTTTAAATACTGCTAAACAAGGTGAGATTTTTGTAAATAACAGAAGTAGTTCTTTTAATTCTTTAAATAATACTGGTGGTGATTCTGGTTATAGATTGGAAGATAATTCTGTTTCTTTACCATCACATACCATTATTTTTATATATTCTAATTTAACTCATTTATTTAAAGTAAATGAGTTTGTAAATTTAGTTACACTTGACTCTAATTCTAATGAAAATGAAAATTCTAAAAGAATTACAAAAGTAAAAAAAATTGGGACTGCTACAAAAAACAATGTTTCATATAAATATATTTTTTTAGATAATTTTACAATTATAAAAAAAGACGGAAAACCTGGAAGATATTCAAATACTTCAAATGTAAATTCTCAACAAGCTAATGTAGCTACAAGTGTTGGAGTTACTGCTACTACAAGTAATTTAACTGCTTCAACAATTGATTTTGATAAATTAAGAGTATCAATACAATTTCCTGACTTAGGAAAATCAAAAAACGATGGAAGTTCAGAATCTTTTGCAACTAGTTTTCAAATACAAATTATTGAAAATGGTGTAAATGGTAAAACGCATTTTCCAATGGTAAATGAACAAGTTAAAGGTATTGCAGTAAGAGGTTACACAAGAGATTTTGAAATTAATTTAAACGCATCAATGGAGGGATTTTTTCGTGATCCATCAGCAACACACGCAAAGAAATTTAATATTAGATTTAAAACTGATAAGTTTACTAATAATTTTCAAGTAAATGATGATATAACTTTTACTTTTAATGCAAATCCTTTTCTAGGAAGAACATTTACAGCAACTATTATTAATATACTTACTGTTGGTGAAAGAGTAGATTTACAAACTGATTTTGAACTACCTTCTCATATAAATAATGACCAAGTATATACATTAAATTCTTCTGGTAGTGTTGAAGGGAGTATATTTTTTGATTTAGAGGTTAGAGATACATTAAAAAGCTTTCCTTTGCAAATTAAAGTTATTAGAAATATATTTGATGAAACAGATTTTAAGAAAAGAAATAAAATTAATTTTCAATCATTTACAGAAATAAAAACTGAAACTAGACCTTATAACAATTTTGCTTTGGCTGGTTTACGTATTAACGCAGAACAGTTTGGTAACTATCCTTCTAGGAAGTATCTTGTCCAAGGTACAAAGATTAAAATACCAGCACCAGACTCAAATGGTAGAACTCCTGAAATAGTAAGAAATCAGGCTCAAGCTACACGATTGGGTATAACTGGTACTTTAAAGAATTTTAATTTTATACATTATCCTGATAATTATCTTTTTAATGGAACTCTTACTACTACAAAATTCTTTACAAATGATCCTTCATGGATATTGTTTGATTTGCTTACAACATCTAAAGGGTTTGGCGAACATATAAAGGAAAGCCAATTGGATGTATTTAGTTTTTATGAGACATCAAAATATAATTCACAATTATTGACCTTATCAGGAAGCGGAGAAGATAGTATAAAAGAACCTAGATTTGCTTGCAATGTAATTTTAGGACAAAAAAAAGATGCTTATGAAGTGATAAGAGATTTTTGTTCAAATATGAACGCTGTACCATTTTATTCTGTAGGTTCATTAAAAATATCTCAGGACAAACCAACAGATGTAAGCTATGTATTTGGATTAGCTAATGTAACTGAATTTGGTTTTTTATATAACACTACATCGCAGAAAACAAAGTTTACTCAATGTACAGTTTCATATTTTGATAATGAAGTTCAAGACTTGCAGATAGCAAATGTATTTTTAAAAGATTTGCATACGAATTTGTCTAATGTAGAATCTGCTTTTGGTATCAATATAAAAAATTTAAAAACTTTTGGGTGTACATCAAGAACTCAAGCAATAAGAGCAGCTAAATGGTTTTTATTAACACAATTTACAAGAGGAGAAACTGTTTCTTTTTCTGTAACTGTAGAAGCGGGAGTAATATTAAGGCCAGGTCAAGTAATAGCAATACAAGATCCTTTAAAAATGAATGAAAGAACAGGTGGTCGTATAGTTTCGGCAACTACAAATGACGCTACGACTGTAATTACAGTTGATGACGTTGAAAAGACAAATTTTAGTAGCACTGGAACAACAAGTAGGCAATTAACAATTGTTTTAGATACAGATGAAAATGAAACTGATCCTAATAAAACCAGTAGATATGTTGAAACGAAACCAATATCGTCTGTTGATCTTGCCCAAAAAACTATTACCACTAGTAAATTTAGAAGTAATCCTTTACCAAATACTTATTATGTAGTTGATAGACAAGTTAATGATGTATCTTCTTTACCAAAATATCGAGTAGTTAGTATTGCAGAATCAAAGAACGATGGTTCTTATGGTGTTACTGCTGTCTCATATAACGATTTAATTTATTCTTTAGTTGAGTCTGTAGATCCAATCACAGTTGAACCTATCAAAACCGTTATAGATCTACCAAATCCTCCAACTAATTTAGATGCTATTGAAAATATTATTGTTCAAGACAATAGAGCTACTTCTGTAATAACTGTTTCTTGGACACCTGTACAAGGAATTAAAGAATACTTCTTAGAGTTTAGTATTGATGGAGGAAGTCCAAAAAGAATTAAAACTTCAGAAATTAATTTTGATATATTTAATTCAAAAAAAGGTGATTATGAGTTCGCAATAAAATCAATAAATGCTTTTGGGCAACAAAGCAATGAAACAACAGAAATAAAAAAGACATTTTTTGGAAAAACTAAAGCTCCTAATGATGTTTCAAGTCTTTTTGTTGAAACTGTGAGTGATGAATTAATAAAAATAAAATTTAATAAATCTACGGAGCTTGATGTTTTACATGGTGGATCTGTTGCTTATTGCTATGACAGTAATACTGATAGCAGTGGAAGTTTTTTCTTTGATGAGGATGGATTATCTTTCCCAGGAAATTCTTCAGAAATTATTGTCCAGAATCTTCCTGGTAAACATATGCTTAAATTTATTGATGATGGTGGAAGAGCTAGTTTGTTTACCTCATCAATAATAATTAACTCAACACCAACATCAAATGTTCAATATAACGAGACAAAAAAATCTACAACTGCAATAGTTAAATCAATATCAGAACATAGTTTAAGCCCAAAATTTCAAGGGTTTCCGACAAACGGACTAGTAAACACTGAATATAATTCTACATTAGATGCCTTGGTAATAAGTAATACATCAAATTTAAACGGAGAGGGGTTTTATTCATTTAAAGAAATATTAGATTTAAAAGAAGTTGCAACAGTACAACTTGAAAAAATAATTAATACTATTGGTTTCTTACCAGACGCTCAATGGGATAGTCGTGTTGGCGAAGTTGATGAATTTAGAACTTGGGATTCAGATGTTAATAACGAAACTTTCGATATTGATGCAAAACTTAAAGTCCAGTCAACAAATAATGCTCCTAGTAATTCAAGTTATGCGGTAAGCGATTTTAGTGGTTGCCCTTTTGTTGAAGTTACCAATTCTACATTTAGAGGTAGAGGATTTAGGTTTGTTTTAGAGTTAAAATGCAGAAACTTAAATCAAAATATAAAAGTAAAACAACTTGGGTGCAATGTAAAAATTAATAGAAGGACAGAAACTAGCATCCAAACATTAACTACATCAAGTACTGTAGATACAAATATTACATTTGCTAAACCGTTTTTTGCTGGTGATGCTTCTTTAGCTATTGGAGCAAATTTAAAACCACATATTGTGGTCACACTTTTAAATGCTAATGCAACAGATTACCCAGATATTACAAATGTTTCAAATACAGGTTTTACCCTTAATGCAAGATTTAGTAGTGGTGGAAGAGTAGCTAGAGATTTTACTTTTGTTGCTATTGGTTACGGATAAAATAGAATGTATAATAAGTAAAAAACAAAATGGCAAACAATAATGATTTCATAATTGGTAATGACACAGGGCAACAGGTTCGACTAGATATACAAAACGCATTACAACAATTAGCAAGTAATAATTTCGGTAATACACCTCCTATTACTACTGATCCAACACCTGTTGAAGTAGTCTTTCCACATCAATGGTTTGCGAATGGAGATACTGGCAAGTTGATGTATAAAGATGCTTCTAATGGTAATAATGCAGAAACAAATTATTTTAATTTGGCGAACTTAAATGGAGGGCTTTTTGTAGATCAAACTAGCACCTTTAATGGTAATGTAATTTTTAATCCAACAAATACTAATGATCATGATATAGTTTTTGATGCTAGTCATAATAGTGGAAAAGGAAAGTTACATTTCAAAGGTGAATCTAGGATAACAGTTGGTGATAATGATGACTTACAGATTACATCTATACCTGCTGTAAGTTTTATAGACTCAAACAATAAAACTTTGTTCTTAACAGGGAAAGGTTCAGTTGGAACGAAAGCTATTATAATAAGTACTTATAGAGGAGATAATTCTGGTTTACTTGATGATGCATATATAGCTTATAAAGATGGTAAGCAAGAATTATATTTTGATAATGTTGCTAAATTTCAAACTAGTGCGGATGGCATAGAGGTCATAGGTAGTATTTTGCCAACTACCGATAATGATAAACCACTTGGATCTTCGTCAAAAAGATTTTCAACATTACACTCTGGAGCGTTAAATACAGGTGATATTAATATGAGCAACCTAAATGACAATGGTAATGAAGTTGATGGAAGTAAAGGTAGTTGGTCAATTCAAGAAGGGTCAGATGATTTATTCTTAATAAATAGAATGAGTGGTAAAAAATATAAATTTAATCTTACAGAAGTTACATAAGCTATTCTGTATATAGTTATAGAAAATGTATGTCAATTTCGCCAGGGACTTACAACTTTACGATTCAAAGGAGATCGGATCATAAATTTCAAGTAGTTTTTAAAGACTCAAATGATAGTCCTATAAATTTAACAGGATTTACTGTAGAAGCACAAGTATGGGAAGAGACTCGTACTACAAAATATGCTGATTTTTCTGTTGCTTACACAGACAGAACAAATGGAAAAGTTGATCTTTCTTTAACAGATGAACAAACTGCAACATTTGGTATTCCAAAATTAAGATATGATGTATTAGTAACTGATTCTTTAGGAATCAAAGAATATTATCTTGAGGGAGATATCACTATGAGTGAAGGTTACACATCATGACTTCAGTAAATATAACTACAACTAAGAATTTAGTTACTGTAAATGAAGGTGAGACAACAGTCGTAACAGTAGCAACTAGAGGGCCAGCGGGGCCAGCTTTGCCTGATGGAGATAAGGGCGATATTACTGTCAGCAATAGTGGTAGCTCAATTAGCATTAATTCAGATGTTGTCACCTACGACAAGATACAAGATTTAACTACAGCCAACAGGGTCTTAGGTGGTTCTGCTGCTGGTACGTTAGGAGAAGTGCAGATAACAGATGCGATGGTTGCTTCTGCTGCTGACATAAGTGGTTCTAAATTATTAGATGATTCCGTCCCACTAACTAAGCTTGGAAGTGGAGCTTTACCTAGTGATATAACAATAGCGACTGAAAATATACCTGATTTCACTATTGTTAATGCGGATGTAAGTGCCAGTGCTGCTATTGCAGGTTCAAAGATCACTCCTGATTTTGGTAGTCAATCTATAATCTCTACAGGAAATATCAGTGGTGCTGTTGTTACTGGTACTAGTTTCAGTGGTGATGGTGCAAGTATCACAAATATCAATGCAGCTAATATTTCTACAGGTCAGATAAATTCTGCCAGAGTACCAACACTGAATCAGAACACTACTGGATCGGCTGCAAAGCTTACTACTCCAAGAACTATTGCAGGTGTATCTTTTGATGGCAGTGCAAATATTAGTTTATCTGTCAGTGGTATCACCAATGATACAGGTTTTGTCACTGCTAGTATTATTGATTCTTTAGATGCAAGTAAATTAACAAGTGGGACTATACCTGATGCACGTTTTCCCACTGCCCTACCTGCTATAGATGGAAGTAATATTACGACTATAAATGCGTCTAATATATCTAGTGGAACTATTGATGCAGCAAGAGTTCCTACGTTAAACCAGAATACGACAGGAAGTGCTGCGACCTTAACAACTGCCAGAAGTATTGGTGGTACGTCTTTTGATGGTAGTGCCGATATAGATATTTCATATACAAATCTGACTGATAAGTTGACTGTTGGAGATGGAGGTTTAACACAGAATAATTTTACCAATACACTGAAAAGCAAGTTAGACGGTATTGAGAGTGGAGCGACAGCAGACCAGACAGCATCAGAAATTTTAACTTTACTATCTGATCAGAACATTTCTACAACTGGGACTTTTGGGTCAAATCATATAACTGTTACAAGTAATATTCCAAAAATTTCTTTAGTTGATACTGATAATAATTCTGATTTTGATATACGAAATGCTAATGGAGTTTTTAGTGTCGTAGATACAACAAATGATGCTGCAAGATTTTTTATTGTTTCAGATGGAACAGTTAATGTAACAGGTAATTTATCTGTATCAGGAACAGTTGATGGAGTAGATATAGCGACAAGAGATACTTTATTTGGTGGTTTGACATCCAGTTCTGGTGTCTTAACTAATGGAGTAACAGCTACGACCCAATCAGCAGGTGATAATTCTACAAAGGTAGCGACAACAGCTTATACAGATACAGCCATATCAAATCTTGTTGATTCAGCACCTAGTACTTTGAATACATTAAAAGAGCTAAGTGATGCACTTGGTTCGGATGCTAATTTCTCAACAACAGTAACAAACTCAATCGCAACAAAGATGCCTTTGGCTGGTGGGGAGTTTACGGGCAATATTACTTTTTCTGGTACTCAGACAGTAGATGGCAGAGACTTGTCTGTTGATGGTACGAAACTAGATGGAATAGAGAGTAATGCCACCGCAGATCAGACAGCCAGTGAGATAGTCGCTCTTGTAGCAGATCAGACTATTGCTCC